GAGCTGTTGTTCCGTTATTTAACGATACAGCCTCTGAAAGCGTCGGCAAGTTTATTGAGCCGTAGTAATCTTCAGCTCCATAAAACTGGTTTATAGTTCCTAAACTACCTATATTAAAAGTCCAGCCGCCTCCATCAATAGCATAGTCTACAGCGGTAAAAGCTAATTGATTACCATTGCCTGAGTTAGGATTTCCATAAATACCAGGTACTGCTTCCGCAGCTTGTATAAATGGTTGGCCTGTTACAGGATCTATTTGCTCTTGGCCTAATACAAAGCTTTGCCCAAGGTCTTGAATAGCAGTCATTTTATATATTTCTACTGCGGTTATAGTTACAGTCTCTCTATAATCTCCAGTACCAACTCTAACATCTACGTTTAGACTATCTACGCAAACAGTAGGAGCCATTTCTTGTACGAACTTGTATTGAACAGAAACCATAAGTTCCATTTCTTCGTTTTCAGCTGTATCTATTTCAGTTATAACTAAAGCGTTATTAGCTTGATAGCCATAGGCATTTGCGTTAACCGTGTCGAAGATCTGTTCTTCCGCAAAAAATGTTGTATAAGGATTTGTGTTTGTCGCTGTTTCAAACCCATTAGGTGTACTACTTGGTATATTGCTAGAATCTCTTAAAATAGAGTTGTTAACAAATTGTCCAGAGCCATCTCTCAATCTTATTTCTATTCTTGGGTCATAATCAGATATTGTGCCTAAGTCTGTAGTATATTTAACAACTATTTTTATTTCTTCACCATTAAATATAGTCATGTTATTAGCCGTGGGATTAGCCGCTAAAACAAGTGGTGCTACATAGTCGTTAGGTACGGTGCTTCCTGCTGATACGTAGCCAGGAAGTAAAATACCAGCTAAAATACCGTCGTCGTTGTATGAAGAGTTTGTAAAGTTTATACCATCATAGTAATCATGACTAAAGTCTAAACCTGCCCAACTATAATCTATTGTGCCGTCTGTGTCGCTCCAAAATATACGGTTGGTCTTAAAGTTTCCTGTTATACCAAAGCCATCAGTTGATGCGATTGCTGGGTTAATAGCATCATCAAGCGGTATAAGCGTCGTAGGGCTGTCACTAGTAAATCTAGCAAGCATTGCCTCAAAACCGCTGTTATAGCCAGTTCCTTCAGGATAAAAAGCGTTACCGTCGTCAGTGGTGTTACGATAACTATACATTCTTTCACCAGTGCTACCGGAGTTTGTAAAAAACTCTGGAAAAGCTGCATTTATATTTTCTATTCCTTCTTGACCGGTCACGGCAGCTATAGCTTCTTGACCTTGAACAAGCTGCTGATAAAACTGAGTGTTTATGGCTGGAAAACGTGTTATTGTTGCTTCAGCTCTAAAACCAGTGTTATTTAAGTATTGATACTCAGCATAATAATCGCTAATATTACCTCCAAAATTATAATCAACACCGCCATTTAACCCAGCGTTTTCAACTATTTCATTAGTCGAAGTAACAGGTGTTACGTCTACTCCTTCAGATATGTAAGAGTTAGCTAGAACGTTGTTAAAAGAAGGGTTTAATATAGTTACATTATATTGCTTCTTGTACTCATCATAAGTACCTAGTATTTTACCGGCGTTAAGCATGTTGTCTCTAAAAAAGTCTTTCATGCCAGCTTCTGAAATAGGTGTTAACCCGTCCATTGAAAGTCGCAGTATAGCTCGTCTCTGCTTGTCAGCAAAATAAGCTCTGTAAGATTCTTTAGCAAAAGATTCAGGGTTTTTAGATATACCAAAATCACCTGTAAAAGGATTAACTTGACCTAAAACGTTTTCAGTAGCTACAAGTTGAGGATTACCATCAGCATTAAATATAGCGTCTTTGTTAGCTAGTATTCTTAGAACTTTGTCTTCGCAAAAAGCTACTAAATCAGAATCTCTCGTGTAAAGCTTCTGTATACTACCGTAAGTGGGGTTAACATCTTTAGTTATTTTCTCAGCTTGTATAAACTGGTTTAAGTTGTTTACACCGTTTGTTGAGTTGTATATTCCAGAGTATATTAAACCGTATTTTCTGTTTTCTTCAGAATAAGGCTCTTCTACTGTAGAAGAAGCTCTAGCTCCATTTGAAATAAACGGCGCGTTAAAATCATCTTTTATTCTGTTTGATTCAACGCCGTTACCAAAAGATATACAGTTATTCCAAGATAAACCAAAGTCTACGCTAGTGTCAACAAACTTAGACACGTTAAAAACTACTCTATACCCAGCGTCAAATACATCTTGTTGGCTTTGATAACTTTGACCTACAATAGCTGTAGTATACCCGCCATCAGGCCTATAAAACCTGATTTCTTGATTAGAGTAGTCTATTACATCTTGGTTAGCGTTTAAGTAGTTAAACCCAAACGTTTCAGCATCGTTTTCATGTCTAACAGTAATTCTTAGAGTGCCATCAGAACTTTGATTCCACTGTCTAACGTAAACATTTTGTGTTATTTGTTTTTTACCATATCTAGCTGCTGGTAAATTTGGAAACTCTATTCTACTACCTCTTGGACAAAACATTTCTGCAGAATCAATATCTAGCGATAAAGGTATCGCCTCGCTAGCTTCGTAGAATATATTTAAGTCAGTAGAAATTTTTGGCTTTGTTTCAAATATAGCAGGAGTAGTTATTTTTAAAGCAGAAAGCGCTTGTGTTTTTTCATCAACAAACTCTATCGTAGTAGGTGTATCGGCGTCTGGAAAACCACTGCCACCTTGCACAGGATTAAAGCTTGACGAAGCTCCTGTTGGATCTTTATCTAGCTCTATTATGTAGCACACTCTTCTATTATTTGCTTTACCAAAAGATTCAATAGCTAGCTTTAAACTGTCTCCAGCGGCTACGTCGGTTGTATCAGCTGCCCAAGCTAGAGCTTTTTCTTCAACACTTTTGCCGTCAAGAAAAGGCGAACTAGCTACGCGCTGATGCCTAGTTCTCCAAGAAGTGTGATTGTATATACGCTTTACATTAACGTTTAGTATAGTGTAAAGATCTTCATTGGTGTCATCAGAAAACTTAAACTTAGATCCAATTTTTATGTTTTCTATAAATTCCTTTATAACTCCATCTGGATCACCATTAGTATTAAAAGTTGGGTCCCACTGTCTTTCGTGCAGCTCTCTATATTTTAAATCATATCCTTTACCTATTCCAGGGCCAGGTGATGGCATGCCAATAGCAGATCCGCTTTGGTCATAGTTTCCTTCAAACTCTACGTAGTTTCCGTCTTTTATAAATACTCCACCGCCCCATATTCCTTGCATATCTTTAGCTAAGCTTTGAACTCCTATCGCAGTAGATGTCGCTAGCCCACTATTATCTGTCCAGTTTGAAGAGTGTAAGTTTTTTCCTGGAGCTAAAAAAGAAACATGCATAAACACTTTACTTGTGTCTTCTCCATAAGAATCTTCAAAGCTAACGTCAAATATACTATCTTGCTTCCACTGTTTAGGCCCTCCTTCTATATAGTCTGTGTTAGTGGTAACTATTCCAGGTAAACCATTCATTATGTTGCTAGCGGTGAAATTATCTTCATCGTATTGCTGCTCTGTACTAATGACATCTGGAGACCATGGAATTGTTGTAGTATTGTTCCAAACTGCTTTAGGATATGAAACAGGATTACCTCTCCAACCTTGACCTGCTTCTTTAGCATAATAAGAGTCAGAAGGATTAGAATCTGTTAAATACATATTGTCTATAAAGAACGTAGGTCCTGTTTCAGATAGAATGTCTGACCAGTGGCTTGAAGCGTCTGCTAACTCAGCAGCGTCTACGCCTATAAGCTCTTGAATAGTAGTGTCTGGAGTGTTTGCATATGGATTCGTGTTTAAAACTCCATCAAGCTCATTAGAATTATCTTGAATAGAAGCAAGCCACAATAAGTCTGCTGAAGAAGAAATAAACTTGTTGTTATGGACTTCAACTTGCCTGTTAACTAAAGCTTGTAGTATTAAGTCATCAATTTTAATTTTAGCAAAAAACTTGCCAGAAAAATCTTCTCCTTCTCTTTTATCTTTACGCTCTACAAGAAATGTTATATTTGCGTTTAAAGAACCTGTAGCTGTGTTTATAGCATTATCAGCAGCTCCAGAGGCAAGCTTAGCGTCACCCGGAGATATTTTACTTGCTAAACCTAGCACGTAAGCTCCAGCTACAGTGCTAACGCTGCTTACTTTGTATTTTTTAGAGTGAGTAAACGTTGTGGCACTAGAATCTTGTAGCTTCCAAGATATGTATATGTTATTAGAAGTTTCTGTAGAAGCGCTTTCGCCGTCAGAAGACGGTATAGGTGAGTGGCCTAAAGCTAAATAAGAATCTATGTCTATTTTTATTTTATTTACAGTTTGATCTATTCTAAAAGCGTGCTCTTGCATTATAGCGCCATCTGTACCGCCGTCATTAAGCTGAAGATTGTCGTTTAACTGGTTACACAAGTCAAAGTAGTTGTAAGCTATAGACTCTGGAGCTTCTGCTTTAACATCTATTACTTTGTATTTGTTTTCATAGTTTATAGTGCCGCCATTAGAGCCTATTGTTCTTTTCAGCACTAAATAAGAGTCTTCTTGTATCTTGTTTATATCAGAAGAGTTAAACGCTAACCATAAATGCTCTTCTTTATTATCAAACTCAGTATCAGCGCCAGGTATAAAAGCAGATGTCATTAAAGCGTTGTAATATTCGCCTGAAGTTTCTTTGATGTAAAACTTAAAATAGCTAGCCCAATCAGGCGTGTAGCTTGACATATTGGCTTTTATGTTTATAGCTTTAGTTGATACAACACCGTTTATTATATCGTCGTCAGTAAAAGGAATTGTAATAGATCCTTCTGATGATGTTATAACAGGTGTTTCTCTTCCGTAATCATCTCCAAAAACTACGCCAACTTGATAGTCTCTTTGAGACTTTATAGACTCTATGCCACCTAGCTCAAAAGATCTTTTAACATTTCTTTTTTCATAGCCAGCGTAGACTTTTACATCTTGATCAATATCGTAGCCTTGAGTGTAATTAGCATACACTAACCTGTTGCCAACTATTTCTTGAGCTATAGCTTTTCTTGGAACATTGTCGTATACTCTTAATAACTGATTTTCTGGAACTGCAGCGTAAATGTTTTCTGTGTTTAAAACATACTTGCCCAAGTTTCTGTACCTATTTATATCATCAGTGGGTTGAAGCAACTGCACACCTAAACCTGATCCTTTAGCACTAAACTCTGGGTCAGTGTTTTTTATTTTAGCTACAGAATAAACAACGTTAGAATCATCTTGCTTATATAGTATATCAACTTGAACAACATCTTTAGGTATATTGTGAGGAACAAAGTCCATTATTTCAAGAGACTTTATAGTGTTGTACATCGCGGTGTTATAACCTTCTTTTATATCGTAAAAATTAGAAGAATTATAAGCGCTAGAATATTTTGCAGAAATGATAGGTGCTGTAAAAGGACCAAAAGCCGAGTACTCGCCGTCAGAGTATTTATACCTGTAAGTAAATCTTGGAAATATGTTTTCAAATAAACTTTTTTCTTCTACCGAATCAGTGTGATTAATTTTTATAAAAGGAGCGGTAGACGGTCTTTTTTTAATTACAGTTATATGCTCTTCTTCAATATCCCCAACAGAAGCACCGTTAACATAAAGCAACGTATGCTGATTTAATGAAGTTGTTCCTAGCTTGCAGTTTTTTATGTTTATTTTTTTTGGTTCGTTAACACCATCTGTCCACATTAAAAATTCATCAACTATATTTATGCCAGTTATAGTTTTGTTAGGGAATTTTAAAGTAGCACCTTTAACTTTCTTTTTAGTGTCTACAAGAACTAGTGACGAGTACTGATTTTCTTCGTCCCACTCTAATATTACGTCTTTGTCAACAGAAGTGATAAACCAATAAAGTTTATTTTCTTTTTCATCAGCAATAGATCCTATGCATGTGAAATCATTAGAGCTAATAGCGAAGTTTCCACTAAAAAGCTTATCAATTCTTTTGTTACCTACAATGTTTTGAACAGTACCAACGTCAGAGTCTTCGGAAGTAGATATTTCTACATTTAACGCTTCTCTGTATTCTCCATTAGGTATTAACCTTTCGTCAAGGTCTTTATTCATTTTACCTCGAACAAAAGTATTTTTAATCTCTGGCATAAACTATTATTTTATTTGTTTAGACTTACCTCTTAAAATACGCGTTAAATCGCTAATCTTTATACTTGATAGTCTTAACTTAGCTTGACGTGTAGCTGCAAACTTTTCTTTTTTAGCTCTTTGAACTATATACTCTGGAATATTTGATTTAGTAGATAATACCCCATGTGTTATTGATCTGTACATTGCTTCTTCAGCAAACTTGTGAACTTTCATTTCAGACCAAGTGCCAAGACTATCGCTTATGTAATCTAATATCACATCTTTTCCAGAAATATTAGAGCTAAAATGTATTCTACCTAACTCTTCATCTATATAGAAAGATCCATTGCTCTGAGCGGCTGAAGGCTCTAATCCGTATCTTTGGCCTTTAGCATTTACGCGGAAGTCATCTACGTCTGCAGTATTGTCTGCAACAGATTCAACGTTACCCGAATCTTTAAATTTAGTCCAAGTAGAAGATTCAAATCTGTTTTCTCTTTTTAAATTATTTACATTTTCATCTGATCTAACAGAAAGGTTATCTATAGTAGAAGTAACCTCCATATAAGGGTCAGGCTTGTTAGTAGCGTTACTCGAAGGCCAGTTAGCTTGACCGCTAGCTAAAATGTAAACTGTTCCTGAAACGTTGCTAACATCAATGCCATTTATACTTTTTTCTCCAGATTCTCCAGCTGTCCACTCTACATAACCTAAATCAAAGTACTCTGCTGACGCGTGGTTAGCAGCTAAAGCACTTCCTACGGTAACATCTCTTATATTAGCCGCGTCTGGATCTATTGTACTTAAACCAAACCTTACCGTACTTGCTGAATGAACAAAACTTTCTGCTATAGTTTCTCCGGTGACTTTATTTTTTCTGTAACTTGTTGCTCCGGCTGACGCTATTGAAGTTGCATCTGCAGATATTTCTAATGTTCTCATTCCAGTGACATCTATTTCTTGCCAAAAAGCCTGAGCAGATCCATGGTAAGTGAGCCCTGTTCTGTGAGGCGCGTTTCTAAACTCTACATTATTGTTAGCTGCGCTATTAAAAACTCTACTACCAAACCAACCAGTACGACCCTCAAGTAGTGTTTGGCTTTTACCGCTATTACTTAGAAATGCTAAACTAGCTGTAGTAGTGCTAAAGTCATCTGTAAAGTTGAAGTCAAGATCACCGTTTTGAACTAGCTGTGAGTTGTCTCCAAAGAAGTATACGCCTTCTTCTTCTTGAGCTATTTGAAAAGGATTTGAAGTTTGCGTAGTTTTATATATAGGGTGTTTTATGCCTTTATCATCAACCCAGCTAATATGAGTATAGTTGACATAGTCCGCAGGTAGAATCATCGTAAGAGATGGTGGTAAGTTTATTTGCTGTGACTTTATAGATTTTAAAGTATCAAAAGAAAGTTCAGCTAAAGCTCTTTGAGCCCAAAAACCTACATCAACTCTACTAACTTTATTTATTAACTTTCCTTCACCAACATAAACAACCATAAACTGAGCTACAACATCTTCTAAAGAAACAAATTGATACTCGCCAAAAGGACTTTGGTCAATATTATTCTCTTTCATAGTACTATTGTAGTACTCTTTGTCGTGACCTTTTTTTAAATTGTAATACTCGTTTGCCATTTAGTTAAGATTTTTGTTGTTGTAAGTTAGATATTTCCTGTTGAGTAGCTAGTTGAGATATTTCAGCGTCTTTTATAGATACACCTGCTAACTTTAATATTTTTAATACAAGCTTGCTTTGTTCTGAAGAATGTAGTTCAAAGTCTGTGCTTGCATTAGGATTCCACAAAGGATTGTTATCTTGAAGCATATAACCCCAGCTAGCGGCGTTTGGCTTTCTAATATAGTATATTTCAACACCATTTGGTGAAGAAGGATTTGTAAGTATTCTATTTCCACTGCTTTGATATACTGTATATACAGGCCTACTGTCGTGAGGCATTAGCAAAGGACCTGATGTTAAATCATGGTAAACGTTCCACTCAACTCTTTGGCAAATAGTAGCACCACTTCCTGAGTTATTTCTTCTGTTTACAGATATAGTTCTATAATGATTGTTAGGTAGATCAAAAGTGCTATCATTGTTATCTCCTGTGTCAAGGCCAGCATCTCCAGATAGAAAAGCTCTAACTCTAAATAAGTCTAACTTTTCATCTATAAAATCAACAGGGTTTGTTGATTCGTTGTGATTTTGTGGCATTCTTTTAAATTGATATAAATCAAAAAAATACTGTTCGAATATTTCTATTTGAGCTTGGTTAGCAAATAAGTTGAATTCTTGAGGCGTTATATAACCTCTTTGCTCTTTGTTGGCTAGCGCCAATACTGTTTGATATACTGTGTCTACACTTATTGCCATTATGTTTTATTTTTATAGTTAAGCAACCACCCCGAAGAGTGGCTGCTCTACTATAGGATGATTACGCGTTAAATCGCTTTTCAATGTTTGAATATATCTCCATACCTTCATCAGTTTTAAACCAATGCGCAAGAGCGGTGTATGGGTGTTCATCAAACGGTACCGTCATTATTTTTCTATCATTAGATCCCCACATAAAATTACGTTGATCAGGTGATAGTTTAATAATACCTTCTTCCACAGCTTTGATACCAAAGTTTCTAAGCTGGACGTTATCATCAGAAGCTAACTCTAAGAATAGATTTGGGTTTGTTCTTGCAAACACTAGCAAATCTCTTTTAAGTTCCTTAGAACTCATCTTAGACACTTCAGATCCTTTTTCTACTCGCATTATAGCTTCAACCATGTCTATGTCTAAAGATCTAGCTGTAACTATAGCGTCAGCTTCTAGCTCTAATACATCTATTTGACTTTGAGCTTCAACTGCTGGTTTGTACTCATAAAAAATCTTATCTCTATGAGGATGGTATAATGATAGTAGTTTTTGTAGTATTACCTCTTCTTTAGGAACAAATAGACTGCCATCTCTAAAAACAATATGAGAAAGTCTTTGGTCACCTTTCATTTCGTCAACAAAACAGGTTTGCTGATTTTTACAGTACTTCAACTCTCTTTGAACCTGCTTTTCTGAATCAAACCAATATACATTAGCAGACTTCATCAAATAAGAAATAGGCTTTTGCCTACCTTTAAGATAGTATAACCTATCTTTTACTTCCCAGCCTTTATTAGCTGTTTGTTTTTTAGGTGGTTCTTGTTTTTCAATAACAACTTCTACCATTTCATTAGCAGCTTTTATTTCAGGCGCTACATTAACCTTTTTTGTTTCTTTTTTTGCCATGATATAATATAATAAAAAATTAATAAAAAAACTACCCCACCCGAAGGCAGGGTAGCTTAAAGTGATTTACTTCATTAACATAAAGTTGTTAGCACCTTGAGTAACTAAACATCTTTCTGATAAGAAGTGTAGTTGCATTGCATCTAAAGCAGATGTAGCAGCTCCTACAGATCCTGTAACCCAAGACTTCATTCTACGATCATCAGTTTGTGAAGCTCTGTAACGTACGTGTAAGAACGGACGCTTAATAGAAGCTCCAACAGTTTGATCATAAACAGATGAAGAACCAGCAGGAATTACAACCCCTCTGATTGCGTTAGCACCAGCAGCATCGTTGATACCACCACGAGTAGCTTTGTCGTTTAAGTAACGGAAGTCAGACTTGTAAAAGTCGTAAGATCCTCTACGGAAACCAGAAAAGCCTAAGTTTAATGCCATATCTTCAGAGTTGTTGAATACACCGTAAGATGTACCACCAGCACCGTAAGAGTTCATAGAAGCTAACATATCGTCGATAGCTAGAGACGTAGCTCTATTTACAAACATCATGTTTTCTTCGATAGCACCTTGCTTGTCAAATTCAGCTAAGATAGCGTCAAATTCAGCTAAGTCAGTAGCAGCGTTAACACCAGTAATACCAGTAGTAACATTACCTCTTTCTTCGATAGCGTTGAATAGTCCTTGAGTACCAGTAACTTCACCACCACCAGCGTATAGATGAGAATCAGTTACGTCAGCTACACCACCAGTATAACCACCAGCAGCTCCACCTTTTACAGACTCTAACATAGACATTTCTAAGTAGTCGTTAAAACGAGCTCTTGTGTCAGACTCAGCTTTTAGATACCATAAGTAACCGCCTTGTCCGTTTTCAGTAGAAACCTCTACCCAACCAATACGAGATGCATCAGAACCTGATACTTCGTAGTAGTCTTTCATGATAATAGGCTTATTAGAAAAAGACTTGAACGTTGGCTCATTAGCTCCTCTTGAAGAACCACCATCGTAGTTATCTCCTTTAGCGTATTCAGAACCATAAACTAATATAGTAACTGAATCTGAACCTTGTGATGCATCAAAAGTAGTGTCTAAGTTAGCCTCACCGTAAGGTGCGCATGTAACCGCAGCGGAAGCTACAGCAGTAACTAAAGCTTTAACAGTACCTTGAGAACTAGCTATAACAACAGTATCGTTTTTGCGAATACCGTGGTTTGCGCCAGCAGCTATGCCATCAATATCTTTACCGATTGTTACTACACCACCACCAGTAGTAGCGTCTGTAATTTCACCTGTATAAGATAAGTGTAAACGTCCTTGTTCAGACCATACAACTTGATCAGCTGTCATAGCCTCTTCAGCACCTATTTTTGAAAGAAATCCTGAAATAGTTCTCGGTCCGAAAACTTCAGCTTCTTTCTCCATAAGGTCTGGTAAATATTGTTGCGCCCAGTCATTTGCACCAGACGTAAAATCTAGGTAGTTATTAGATAACGTTTGCTTTCTTGAAGAAGGAACGCTATTTAAACTACCACCTGCATTAATTGCCATAATAAATATTTTTAAGTGTTAATTATTTTTTAATTTTAAATTTAAAATCAGAAGAATTATCACCTAGCACTCTTACTTTCATTTTGCTAGTATTAACGTCACCACCAAATTGCTGGCGAGGATTCATACTAACGTTTTTAGCTTTAGCAACGCTTTGCTTTAAAGCGTCTGCTTTGCCTTGCTCGTAAAAGTGCTGTGCAACTGCATCAGCGTTCATAGCTGTGAAAATACTTTTGTGATAACCCTTAGCGTCTGATATTACATTATCTTCGTTCAAAAACTTTTTGACAAAGTTATTAATATCGCTTTGAGTTTCTTTAACACTATCTACGTTTTTAACGTTATATCTAAACTTCTTATCGCCGACGTTATATTCAAATCCTTTGAATTTATCGTTAAATAAGTTATTAGTTTTATTCATAAACGCGCCGTGCTGTTTCTCAGCTACTTTTCTGTTGTCTTCCGACTCTTTGTTGTATCGATTAAAAAAGTCCATAGCCTTTTGATATTCATCATTAGGCGCTTGACGCATTTTAATCTCATCGTAATATGTGGATTTTACACTCTCCAAGTGGTTCTTCGCTTGAGCAACTTGCTCCTTCAAAGCTAATTTTTTTCTTCTTATATCTCTATCGTCATCTAGCTCCTCGTCAAAAGAAAATTGATCTTCCATCATGAAGTCTATTTCTTCTAAGTCTAGATGAGGTTTAGTTTGCTTATAGTATTCTTTCAACAACGTTAAGTTATCTAAGTCAGAGTAATCTCTGTTTAGTTTAACGTAATCTTCTATGTTGCCACCAGTTTCACTCATGAAGTCAACTAGCTTTTGAATGTTTTCTGGCAGTGGCTCTCCAGTTTCGTTAGCTTCAGCTATAGCTTCTTCTACTTCTTCTGTAACTTGCTCAACTTCTTCTTTTACTTCCTCTTCAGTTACTTCTTCTAGCACTGCATCTTGCGATTCAGCTTCTAGCTGTACTTCTTCTTGTTCTACTACAGCATCTACTGCTAATTCTTCTTCAGCTTCTGCCGCTTTCTCTTCTAGCGCGCTATCTTCAATTGGCTTATCTAAGCTCACTTTAATAACGCTATCGTCGTCAGCGCTTTCAAATACGCTTTCATCAACTGTGTCTACAGTTTCTTGTGTAGTCTCATCAACTACTTGTTCATTGTTTTCTTCTTCCATAATAAAATATTATATAATTAGTAAAATTACCTAGGTTCAAACGAACCTAAATCAAATCCACCTCCAATAGTATCATTACCTGACGACTCAAAGTTTTTAGGTGGTTTACCTGTCTTTCTTTGGTCTATAAGCTCTGATTGTTGTGAGGCTTGTATTTTCGTTCTCTTATCCTTGCGATCTTCTTTAGTAGACTCTCTGCTCAATACGTTCTGCATATCCATCTGTCTTAGCTGCATGTTGTACTGAAACTCTTGAGCCATAAGCTGAGACTTAATCTGCGCTTCAGCTTGCAACTTTTGAGCTTCCATTTGAGCTTCAACCTGCTTAGTTTGCATTTTAGCCTGCTCTAATGCTTGCTGCTTTTGTATTTCTAATTGAGCAGCCGCTTGCTGCTGTTGAGTATTAGCTTGTGCTTGAGCTTGTATATTTTGCTGTTGCATTTGCTGATCTCTTTGCATTTTCTTTTTTCTACGTATTTTAAGAAGTTGATTAGCTAGCTTAACGTTTTTAATATCTCTTAAGTCTATAGCATCTTCTAAATCTATACTTTGCTGCGCTATAGCTTGCTGTATGTTGTTTTCTAATATAGCTTGTTCTTCTTCATCAGGCATAAGCTCTAGAAATATACCAAAGTCATATAAGTGTAGGTTTGACATTTCTTCAAGCGTAGCTACATTGTGCACACCAATGCTTTGGATAAAAGCTTCTTTTGTAGGAGAGTATTCTATAATATCAGATATTCTTAACGATAGTTGCTCTGCAACTTCAGCTGTTAAAAATAGTCCTGAATCAAGTATATGTCTAGTTGCTGTGTTAGAGTTTGCAGCCGCAAGCTTTTGAACACCAAGTAAAGCTCTTTCATCAGGCGTGCTACCATCACGTGCTTCATTAAGTCCGGTTACGTCACGTATCATTTGTAAGTAATAGTTATAATTACCTATTAACGCTTGTATTTTGTTACCGCCAGAACCAGAGGTTATTTCTTGAATAGGTACTTTACCAGGATTCATATCTCCTTCAGAAGTAAATGATCTACCAATAACAGAACCTGTCTGGAAGAACATGTTTAAAGCTTCTTGTGGAGAATAGTTAGTTCCGTTGCCTAAGTCTATTTCAGCTAAACCATCAGCGTCTAAATAAACACCATCCGGAACCATGCGTGACATTACTTGCTGTAACTTCAAGTGCGTTAGCTGAATCATATCAGCAAATCCTGTAATACGCTTAACTAAAGATTCTATTCTACCTTTGTACATGCGAGGAGCTACTATATTGTAGTTCATCTTGACCTTAGTAAAATCACTTTTTGGCCTCATCATGTTTTTAGCCATCTGCCATTTCAACAGCTTCTTCGTGCCAAGAACCATAGCACCTTCATATAAGCACTCTATAGATCTTTGTAGTTTACTATAGTCAGTAGCTTCTTCTGGCGGATCAAATGTATCGTCTTTTTCGATAAGTTTACTAGCGCCAGAACCTGTTTCTTTTACTTTATAAACTTCATTCATATATGTTTTATAATTAAAGTATAAAACTTGAACCTTATTTTTATCTATGTCTTCGTAACCTACTCCACTATATTGGCTATTAGACTTTTGAACATCAGCGCTGTTTTGTATCTCTTCTAAATCTTCGTGAGTTAAGTGTGGAAACTCTTTAGCTAGCTCGTTAATAGGTATAGTCTTTACTTCTCCAACGTAATACAGATCATCAAAATAAGGTGAGTCAGTATAAGAGTATACTATGTCTGCTGGATCTACATATTTTATAGTAACACCTTCTGAAGTGTTAAAGTCTGTTTTAACAGCGGCTATACCTAAAACAGTTAAATCGTAGTATAACTGCTTTTTTATTAAGCTGTAATTGTTTCCATCAAACAACACGTTGATAGCTTGCTCTTCCGCTAGTTCTACAGCTTGCTTGTAAGTTAGCTGCATGTGAAGCTCTAGCTCTTCTTGAGTTTCAGGCAGTGTAGCTGGATCGTTTTGATAAAGATTAATGCCAAACTCTTCAGCGGCAAAGTCATTCATTTCTTTAGTAGCCATATCTCCAAGCACACTCTCCATATACTCCGTTCGCTTAGCTACACCATAAGGATCTTGCGAGTAAGCTTTTATATCAAAAGATCTATTAGATAGTCCGTTTACAACTATATCTACAAACTTAGGGATAATAGGTACAGGTGTCCAATCAAGGTTTAAGTAGCTTAAGTCACCATTTATAGAAAGCTCGTCTTTATACTTTTGTATAGACTGTTCTCCTCTAGCATATAACCTTAAGTTATGATAATTATTAAAATTGTTTTGATACCTGTTGTGGTTTCTATCGTTGTTAAACCATTCTGTTTCTATTGCTTTAGCAACCTTTAAACCGTAGTCGTAACTTAGCTTTTCAGCATCGCTAACTACTTGGCTTGGAAAATAACTCTTTATAACAGACTCTGCCATATTTTTATTTTATTATTTTTGATATTCCACCTTGGTTAGAATATTTAGATATACTTACATTTACTCGCGGTCTTTTAACATCCGCGTGAGGTCTATAAAGGTGTCTATTGCAAGCCATGATAGCTAGCCCCGAGCTTATCGCGGCATCAAACTTAGTTCTTTTGTTTATATCAAACTTAGCCCAATCATTTAAAGTTCTGTTAAAATACACGTTGCCGTATACTCCTCCGTCTAAGTGACCTACGTGATCATTGATATACATCTCTATTGCTGCAGCGTGAGCTTGCTTTATATCTTCGCTAGAGTTAGGTATACCACCTATTTCTTTTTCAGCTGTACTTAGCTTGTTCCAAACTTTATCTGGTCTATTCATACTAAAACCTCTATAGCCTCTTCGCTTAAAATAGTAAAGTAATCTTGGTTTATTGTTTTCCGCTAACAGCGGCATGCCGTAAAATATGCAAGCCATTAGTATGTCTTCAAAAAATATTTCAGCGGTTTGTGGTCTTGCAATATATTCTAAAAAGAAATGGTTTGGCGGAGCATCTTCCATACTAAACTTAGTTAGTCCATGAAGAGATCCGTTGGATCCTCTACCATCAACAGTACCACTAATATCATAGCTATCGCAGCCAAAGGCGCCCATATGCTCATTACCAGGGTACTTAACACCATTCTTTATTATAACATTATTTTGAAGTCTAGGTTGAGGTGTCCAGCTTATATTAAACCTTCCTTTTGGATCAGGATTAAAAACTACAGCTGTATCTTTAACTCCATTTACCCACTGAAAATTACCAGTGTTGTAAACAGCGCTATTTCCTATTCCTTCATTATAATCTATTTGCTCGTATATTTTAACTAAATTAAATATACTGTTTTTTGTTTCGTCTCTAAAAGCATGCTCCTCTGTTCTAGGAAACTGCCTGTAAAACTCATTTAAAGCGTCTTGGTCTTCTTTTAAACCTTCTACTTCATTATTCCAATTATCTATTACGCCTACGTCTATTAATTCACTGTCTGGTCCATGAACATCTCGTCCTGGAGTAGTGAAGACAGGTCGTCCATATTCGTCAATAAATCCTTCAAAGTTCCACTCCATTGGAATAAACAAAGCATATAAACCAGATTTTGTTTGACCATTTTTATTTCTTCGAGTTACATCACTATCGTTATACAATCTCTTGAAGTTATCACCACCTTTATCTAAAGCATTAGATGTTGATCCCATCATGCACTTACCAATAATTCTACTACCTAATCTAAGGCAAGTTTTTGTAACCCGCCAGTTGTTTAGTATATTATCAGGCCTCTCCCACTTACCACTTTCATCGTGCACAAGTAAAGAAAGTTTTTCACCATCATAACTGTTATCACCAGTGTTCTTCCAGTCAATCGTAGTGTCAAGACCTTTTATCTCTTCCAGCTTTTCGTTGACTTCTATTTTCTTACGAGTAAACTTACTCGCAGGCACACGATACGCTAGCTCAGACTTAGGTCTGTCCATACCATCTTGTATTGG